TACATCTTTTTGTAAAACTTCTTTAAACTGATTGACAGATTGTTCAATAGCTTTTAAGTCTGCGTCTTTACCATCCTTACCTGGAATACCTTGAATACCTTGCGGTCCAATTTCACCTTGTGGTCCTGCTGGTCCTTGTTGTCCATCTCTTCCGTTTTGTCCTCTGTCGCCTTTGTCGCCTTTGGCACCTCGCTCACCTTGAATACCTTGGGCGCCAATTGGTCCAACGGAACCAATTCTGCCTGCTTCTCCATCTTTTCCGTCCAAACCATTTTGTCCATCTGCGCCCCTATCGCCTTTCAGTCCTTCCGGACCACGTTCACCAGCAACGCCTTGTATTCCTTGTTCGCCTTGAGGACCAACTTCGCCCTGTTCGCCTTTATCGCCTTTGTCTCCTTTAAGCCCACGTGGACCTTCAAGCCCCATATTACCTTGTGGACCGCTTTGGCCTTTGTCGCCTTGTGGTCCTGTTTCACCAGCTAAGCCTTGTGGTCCACGTTCGCCTTGTGCGCCAGTAGCACCAATAGGACCTCGCAAGCCTTGTGTGCCTGCGGGTCCTTGTATATACTCAACGATTGGCTGTTTTGTTTTTTCTTCTAAAAAAGATACTAATTCTGTTTTTAGTTTCTGTACTTCTTTTTTAGTATATGCAACAGAGGTTGCAATTGCAACAGCATCGTTTAGGGTTGTATTAATTTCCTTCTTTGTCAACTTTAGCCTCTTCAACTAATGTGCCAAAAAATGCTGTCATCGATTTTGCTAATTCTCTTTGATCTGCATCATCGATTATTCTAGTCTCGGTTTCTTCTTTCTTCACACTCACAACAAGTTGTTGTGGTGGAGGTGAAGGTGGTGGAATAGGCTCTTCTACTGGATCGTCTTCGGCCTCTGCGGCTTCTTCTTCCATTTGTTCATCAATCTCTTTAATGTCATCTTCGGATTGCTGAAGAATATTCTTGCGAACATATCCAATAGAAAAATACTTGCCAACGTAATTGTCAATGTCAGAAAGAATACCTAAACGTTCTTTCATAATCTCAACGTTCTTTAATTCTGTGAAGTGTGCATCAGATTGGAAATCATAACTGATTTCTTCTCTCATTTGTTCCCATTCTTTACGGGTGCAAACACCTTTAAGAAGAAGTTGTGTTTCAAGCATCTTATCAAACAAATGTGAAAATCTCAAACGTAGTCTAGCAATAAATTTACCAAACTTTAATTCATCTCTAGTAATTTCAGAGGCACGTCCTAAAGAGAATCCACTATCAGACTCTAAACGTGAAACTGGAACGTTCAAGGACTTAAACATTTTCTTTTGGAAATACAATACGTCTTCAATCTCACCAAGATTCTGCCCACCTTGTAGTGTAGTAATCTCTGTACCTTTACCACCTTCTCTACGTGGCAACCAAAAGTCTTCAAGCATTGTTTGATATCGTCTATCGTCACGAATCTCACCAGTGTTTGCATCATACACTAGTTTGTTTTTATACTTCTGCATGATTTCACGCAAGTACTGTTCAGCCTTCATCTTAGGCAAGTTACCTACGTCAATGTAAAAGATTCTACGTTCTGGTGCCCTTGCAATACGATAGATGACTGTTGCATCTTCCAGCATACGTAATTGATTGAGTGGCTTGATTGCTTTGTGTAGGTGTGAGATGATAACTTTACCATCTTTGTCTGTTAGTCCAGAGTGTGTATACGAGATTGCGTCTGGTGCAATCTTAATTCCTTGATTACCATCATTTGCAAAGCCTTTATCAGAATAGATAAAGTATTCATTATAACTTGTTGTTGGATTTACAGTTCCTGTTGCAAGATTCTTTTGTGCTTTTTTAGCTTCACGAACTTTGCGAATTTTACGTGGGTCGATGTAGCGAATTTCTTTTAATCCTTGTCTAGGATTCTTATCGTCAATCATCATGTGATAGTATAGTCTACCATCTACGTACCATCTACGAAAGATATCATATCCTTGATTGTTGAAGTCTAATAGTTTCATCACATAATAGAACTCATCACGAATTTTATTCTTAATGGATTCTGGCTGTTCTAGTTTATCTAAAATAACTTGAACTGGATAGTCGCTGTCATCAAAGACTAATGCTTCATTCACAATGTCTTCAATAGCCGTGTCACATTCTGGCTGTAATGCCATCTCACGATATTTTTTAATTAAGTCGGAATCTGATCTTATTTGTCCTTCAAGATCCATATAGGTGCCGTAAATACCGCCACCCGAAATCGGAACCGAGCCATCTTCATCGACGGAAGGAACAAAAGATTTTAATTGTTCAGATTCGGCTTCTTCTTTGCCGATCTTATATCCAAAAAGTTTGAATGCCATATATGATTCTCTCTAAAAAAAATGGGGGCGTAATAGCCCCCATTGTTGACAACTATTACGCAATTATTTATACTGCGTAAAAATCAGCATCACGTTATGTAGTCATATCTGCGGTAGGCGCAAATGTTTCGTCCTTATTGCCTGCTTGTAAGTAATGATATTGGAAATTAACTGTAAATTCTGACAATGTATCTGTACTATCAAACGACAAATCTAATGCACCAACGTCTGTTGGATATGCATCTGTCAATTGATATTGTCTAGATATTGATCCATCAGCTTTTAAGTGTTTAATTTTAACTGTCTGATAATAGTCTGTTGCAAGAGATTTAGATGTAGACTCATAATCTGATGTAGATACATAATTTACCCAAGCATTAAATGCATTACGTAAAGTGTGATTTTCATCATTCATTATTGTTACTGACCAATCTGCAAATGTTCTATCTCCAGCAATCTTAATTCTTCGTCCTGCTCTAAAAGGAACTTCAATGACCCCAATAGTAAAACCTGGCACGGCGGCCGCTTTGCATAAAAGTGTCATGCCATTGCTCAATGCTGTTGAAGTTGACGATATGGCCGTGACAACAGTAGGGGGAAATGTTAATTCTATTTGAAATAGATTGGCTCTGGCGCCTTTGGCGAGTTGTGTTTTTAATGTTGATATTGTTGCGAATGACATTTTGGCTCCTTATATTTATACGTTATTGCCTGCGGCTTCGTTAGTTGGAGTGCCAATCTCAAAATAGTCGTATGTCCAAGTTACTGTGTAATCTTCTACAGCATCTGTGGTGTCATATGATAGATCGATTGATGAAATGTCGCTTGGCCAGCAATTGATTAGTTTATATTCACCGGCATTAACTGAACTTCCATCTTCTCTTAATTGAAAAACTTCAACTGTGCCATATAAACCTTTTGTTGTCGTAGTGCCAACGGATAGTGATCCAGCGTTTCTGTTACCAATAACGCCCGCACCAAAGTTGACTTTGACAATATCATTCTGCCACTTCTCTAATACTGAACGAGATTTGAAGTTCTCATCGTTAAGGATTGTTGTGCTGTATTCAGAAAATGTTCTATCTCCACCCATTTTTAAGCGGCGTCCAGCATTCATAGGAATTTCAATTGTTCCTAATGTTGATGATGGCAATGATGCCGCTCTGCACAAATATTCAACTGCGGTTAAATCATATCCCGCTGGCGCACTAATTTTAATTTTAAATAGATTAGGTCTTGACCCTGCGCCAAGAACTGATCTAAAATCTGATATTTTAAATGACATAACTTTCTCCTTTATTTTCTGTAATTATTTATCCTACAATTTCATTGAATGTAGCGGTACCTCTTACAGAAACAAAGTTAAGTTGAATGAAGTTAACAGAACGAACTGGTTGTACGAAAATGTCACATACGAATTCATTTGCATTTACAACGTCTTCTGGATTATTTGTTCCATCACAAATAACTCTAAATGCTGTAATGCCTCTGCGTGATTGAACACTTCTTAAGTAAGGAGTAATCAAATTCACAAAGTTTGAACGTGTTGTGTCATCGTTTTGGTCGAACAACAAATTGTCTGCGGCTTGTCCAATTGTCTTTTGCAATTCAATAAACAATCTACGAACATTAAGTCTGTTTGTAGATGTATTTCTTAGCGTGAATGTCTTGTCACCAAACAATACTGTACCACGACCAACTTGTGTGATAACTGGATTAACCGATGCACGATACAATGTGTCACGTTCAGTTTGATTTGGATTGAAAGCCAAACGAACTAAGTTTTGAATACGACCAGCAATAAAACCAGCTGGAGACAACCATGGCTCACGATTCAAATCGTTACGTGCAATACAACCTGCAACGTCTGCATTCAATGGCACATAAACATATGCATCATTGTATTTGTCATATTGATATTTCCATCCGCTATCTGCGACAACGTATGTTGAACGTGTAATAGTGTCTGCCCATGAACCGATAGCAGTTGCTTCAGAACCAGCATTGTTAACAACGTTTGCTCTCAATGGAGAAACAGCAACCACAACGTCTTTTCTGATATCAGCAACGTCAGCAATAATTCTATTAATTACTGTTGCGTTTGATTGACCAGCGATGATGATTGATGCAGGAATTTCAGACTTGTTAGCAAATTCTGCATAGCCTGTTGTACGATCACCATCAGATACTGTAGTACCATCAGAACCACCAGCAAGTGAATATACTTTTGGTGTAGATACTGCGGTATATGTTGTTGCAGAACCAGCTACGAGTAATGCAGTACCCCAATTTGATCCTGATGCATCGTGGTCTGTCCAACGAATCCAATTAGATTGTTCGTTGATAACGTCTTTGTAGTAGTTTGATCCACCATTTTCACCTTTAGCATTTGATGCTTTAGATAATGCAGAAAACTTCTCTAAAAGTGTTCCTGGAACTCCTGTGATATCACCAGTTCTGTCAACGACTGCAATATGGATCTCATCACCAGATGCTCCAAGAGTAGTTGCGGCAGAAGATGTTCCTGGACTTGTGTTGAATTCACCGAAATATTCCCAACGGCGAGTGGCAGAAACTGCTGATGCACCAGTTAAGTGTGCAGAAGAGATTGTGAATGATGTTGCGTTAGCAATAGCAGAAACTTGATTAGTACGACCACCGATAACAACTAAATCACCAACTTGCAACTGTGTGTTAGCAGTAGAACCAGAACCCGTAACGGTTGTTCCACCAGAAGCAACAGTAAATGTTCCAGTTAATGCTGAAGTATATGCGCTTGCGCTTGGGCAGGCAGACACTTTAATGGCATTACCTAAAGCGCCAGCATATTTACCCATCCATGGACCATTGTCAAAAGATGCAGTATTTAAATATACGTCATCGTTCTTAATCAAGGATCCAGTACCTGCTGTGTTAGAACCTGTTGTTGCTTCTGCTGTCGCATTTAATGCTGTGTTTGCTACACGAACAACAAACAATGGAGACGAATATCCTAAAAAGTTTGCGGCAGACAAGAAGTCTACAACATTATTTGTATTTGGTTTACCATATTGAGACACCAAATCAGATTCCGAAGTTACCTGAGTTGGGAATTCAATAGGACCCCAATTGAATTGACCGGCGAAAGCGCCGGCGGTGGAAGCGACTGACTGATTAGATGCAACCAAATCTTGTTCGGTGATCTTAACGCCTGGTGAAATGAGACTTATAGCCATTGAATTCTCCTTGTTATAATGTTTTTTTGTTGTTGGGTTTCTTTAATTTATTTATAAAAAATCAGTTTTCTGAGTTTCCCAAACCTGCCCTGAAGCGTCTTTAAAAAATGCTTCTTCTTCTCCATTATTTATAAAACCAAAGGGTGTTACTTCCTCCTCAATCATTTTGATTCTTGCTTCATATAGTTCTTTTCGAATGTTGATATTTGTCAATTCTTTGAAGTATGAATTTGTTGTTAGCCATGAAAACAGCACTAAAGGCATGACTAAATCATCGTGATATCCTTCGTCAGCAGAATAGCTGTTTCTTTTTTCAATAAATGTTGAAATCTCAGATATGGTGTCTGCATCATTGATAAGAAGTTTTTTCTCTTCAACCAATGACTTGAAGTTAGAACATCCGATGCGCTTAACTTTCTTGTCTGTAATAACACCTAGTTGTGTCTTACCCCCACCAAAACCCCCATTAACAACTTGTCCTTGAGTTGTTCTAGAAACTGATATGATATTTTCATACTCATATTCTGCGTAAAGAATTTCTGCAACTTGCTCTGAAGAATTGATTTCAATTAAAACATATGCTTCATTGTATTCTTTGCCAATTCTGTACAATACTGACGGATACAAAAGTGGGCTAATTTGATTGTTTCTGTATTTGCCTACCATTTTGTAAGGCATCTGATTTATGTCAATAATTACAAATGCTGAATAATCACCACCGACACCCTTTGCTGTGTCTGCAACAATACAGTAAGCGTGATCTTTTTCAACCTTTTCATAAATGTCTAGTCCATCTTTCTGATAGATGATTGGATTAGCAGACATTTGTGCAATAGAATCGGAAGCAATGAGTGTAAGACTAGAACCTAAGAAGTTACATAACACCTCTTGATTGAACTTCAATTCACCGAGCAGTCTTCGCTGTTCAGACGCCCACTTCTCATCACGCCCAGGAATCTCCCAATATGGAATGAATAGATTGACAAATCCATTTCTGTCATTGTCTGCATCATTCCAGAACTTCCAGAAATGATTGTATCCTAGTGGAGTAGAACTTAGCAGAATCTTTGTTGTTTCACCAGCAGAAATCGTAGGATAAACTGAGGTAAAGAATTGTTCTGCTACATTGTTTGGTATGATAGCGGCTTCGTCAACGTACAATAAGTTAACTGACTTACCACGAATACCAGATGCGCTTGTTGCGGCTGTGAATACGATTGATCCATTCTCCAAAGCAATGTCACCTTTGTTCCATGTAGTGACACCTTGCTGTAACCATGTAGGAAGATTCTCGTACATGATTTGATAACGATACAAAACTTCTCTAGCGGCTGTTGCTTTGTTTGCTAGAATCGCTACAGTCTTGCTTCCTTGAAACAATGTGTACCAAAGAATGTAAGCGGCTGAGGTTGTTGTTTTACCTTGTTGACGACCTTCCATAAGAATAACTTTACGATTCTCATGGATAATCTTTACTTTGTTCTTTTGACAATCGTATAATTTGAATGGCTGAAGCCCGTGATCTAGCGTGACAATCTTACAATAACTTTCAATG